AAGTGTATCCTGAAGTCGTAATTGCACCTGCCGATCCGCCATTTGAATAATGAACTCGTATAACAGAATCGTTGGACTGGGGTGCTAAAGTGTGTGCTCCGTTGTTAATGCCTTTTTGCATTTGTCCATTAGCTTCGTCTAACGTTTCTGTCCCTGACGAGTTTGTGCCTAAATCAAAGATTGTGTGGCTAAATCCTGTTGAAGCTGGAATTACACCCCCGCCCAATTTCGGGCCAGTAATAGCTCCAGCTCCAATGTTTGCAGTTGCTATCGTTCCATAACTTAAATCAGTACCATCAGATTTAAGAACTGTGTTTGCAGAACCAACCGCTAGTCTTGCCGTTGCGTTGGAACTGTCTCGTACAATAATATCGCCTCTGGTAGACATTGGATCAGAAAAGCTGCCACTATCTCCAGAAAACGCAAAAATGACGCCTATAGTATCGCCATCTGCTAAAGTGCCAAATGTTGCTTTATGCGTAACGGCAACTTTAGAATACCCAGAAGCATCTGTAACTGCACCGCTCACAGCAAAGACTGCACCAGCATCCCCCGTGCCAGCTTCTTGGATGTAGATCATTGCTGAATTTGAAGCAGTAGGATCATCTAGACTGTCAATTAAATCATTTATGCTAACGCCGTTGTTTTCAACATCGTCAAAATAAAGAACTGTTGCACTTGAAAGGGTTGCATGATTTGCCCAGACCTTACCATTTCCAGCGTCACTATCACTTGTGTCCGTTTCCCAAGTCATAGAAATACCGGGTGCTTTCTGGCTAGTATCAACATATGCTTTGATGGATTGTTGAGTAGCTAGTTGCGTTGCGCTGTCAGTACTCATATTGTCTTCGTCAAGAATACCCGTTACAGTCGCCCCAGTTGCTAGTGCAAGAGATGTGGATGCAGTTACTACTGTGCCTGTTAAGTTAGTAAACTGTCCTGTTGTCTGCGATGCAGCACCAACTGTTGCCCCATCTATTGAACCGCCATTAATATCTATAGTGGTAACTGTACCAAGATTGGGCGACGTACCGGAAAATGTTGCGCCTTCAGCTAATAATTGAGCATCCGTATAACTAATGTTACCAGTTGACGAACCCGTTGCCGTAGTCGTGCCAAACGCAAACTTATCTGCGCTCTCGTCCCATCCCATGAACGTATTGTCTCCGGTAGAGCCTCGCTCCATGATAATACCAAGATCGTTAGCATTGCTTCCTGCTCCACTATTAAGCTCAATTAGAGGGTCTTTTACTTCTGTATTAGTGGCATCATTCGTGACGGTTGTGCCGTTGATCGTTAAGTTTCCTGTGACTGTAAGGTTCCCACCGATTGTTGTATTGTCGGTAGTAGTTACGGCATCGACGTAAAGATTTGCCCAACGAACAGAGTTCGTGCCTAAGTCATCAGTGCTATCTGTGTCAGAAACAATATTACCGCCTGATGTTAAAGACGCCACCGTTGCAGCCGCAGGAGTTCCACTACCTAAAACCCCATCCAGCGTACCAGTAAACCCTGTTGCAGTTACCTCTCCACTAAAGGCTGTGGTAGCCGCACCAAAGTCTACTCTCTTTGTACCTCCAAGGGTCAGCCCGACATTATCTGCGCCGATTCTATAGAATCCCGAATTTACGTCGCCAGAAAAGCTATAATACGGAGCGCTGACAGTTCCATCACCACCTAGCCACTGTGAGGCAGAGTCTGTGCTTGTAGTAATGCCATCGCCAGCAGAATTAAAAGCAATAAAAGCTCCCGCTACTGGGTCAGGAAATGTTGCTGAAGCACCTCCTGTATATGTATCTGAATACCTAATAGATTTAGCTATATCAGCCTCTTGCTCTTGGCTAATCATAGTTAAACGGTCTAAGGCTTCCTCGTGTGATTCAGCAGGAAAAGCATCGTTTTCTACATAATCAGTATTTTGTGTTTGCGTAGTCTTCCTGCGAATGTGCCATTGTACTGTATCTGCTGGAGCAGAACCCGCTGTAACCGTACCCGTTGATCCATTGCCTCCAGTAACAGTATAATGCGTAGAATATGTCTTAGTAGTTTCTGCGCCTGTAGCTATAACTCTTTCTATGACTTCTATCTCTGCGCTTGTGCCAGTTCCAAAAAAAGCAAACGTAACCGGGAAAGCGGTTGTTGATCCGTTTCCTGTATAACTTACTGACGTTGTTGTACTTGATATAGTCATAATACTACCTTTACCACAATATTGCTTGTTTTCCTACTAATATAAGTCAAATTCTGGCGCTCTGTCTGGTTCTAATTCTCCAAAACGCCAATAAGGAGTTAGCTTTCTTCTTTTAAGTTTTCGTCTTTCTCGTCGCCTTATCTTGTTATACGCAACTGGATCAAAAATTTCTATTATGTTTTGCAATATCCCGTCTAATATTCTGTCTACTTGCCACGCATTTGCAACGGGTGCATTTTCTTTTAAATACAACAAGAACTCTCCTAAGAATCCTTCATCATGCCCTGAAGTTACAGTTTTATAACCTAACTTAACAAGCCGTACCGAATCTTCAAAAAAGCCCATTACTGGCCCATTTATTATGTCTGTCCCACTTGCTAAGACGTCAGCCCATATTGCTCCTGCGCCGCCTTTAAGCGTAGCTCTTTCCCAGAAATCTATATTATCCATTTTTTCAGGGTCGTTGCCCTGCAAAATATTTATTATTTGTATAGAAATTGCTCCAGAAATAGTTAATGGGATGCCAAATTTTGCTAAATAACTAACTCTTGGTACTATCCCCCCTCGTCGCCATGCGTTTCTTAAATGCAAATAATACATCGTAACAGGCCATGCTTTAAATTGACCGTATGTCCTTGTTAGCGCTCCAACAACAGTATCTTCTCTAATGTATTCGCCCTTAGCTTGTCTTGCACGAAGTGTTACTGACGGGATTGCTCTTTCCATTTCTGCGTTTACCGCAAAAGAAAATTTTTCATATAGTCTAAATGCTTCACTATACGGAATGTCCGTTCTATCTAACATTGATATAGGAGCGATTAATCCACCAGCCGTATCCGATGTTTTCTTTGTTGCCCTGAATACATCCCACTCTTTAGATGTAATATCATATCTCGTTAGCCATGTTTTCATAGGTTCTGGCAAATCTGCAAATTTTGTTTTTGCAAAATCACCGAACTGACCAAATGTATCTAACGAAAATGCTTGCCGTCCTGCTGTAGTAAGATTACCTAATTGAGTGAATCGAATTGTTGATTCTGCAAAACCCCTCAAAGGCCCAATAACTTCACCCATATGTCTTTCTATAGCCATTGTCTGTGCAGCTAAAGTGTGTACTCCCGCAGCTAAACGAATAGCTTGTATTTTTTGTTCTTTCCTAGTTAGCCCGGCAGCAAATCTAACTATTTCGGGCGCTGCTCCTGCTCCCATTTCTCTGCGTACAATATGACGCAAACTTGAATCTGAAAGAACTGCAGGGATAGAAGTATACCCTAACTTTCCTGCTGCCTGTATGTTTATTCCTGCGTGTATGGCCCCAGCAAAAAATCCTCTTGATTCAGCTTTTTGTTGATAACTAGCAATCTGGTGCATTTCCTTTGCTGCTTTATTATTTTTTTCAGTTTTAACTCTTAATCTTCCTTTCCTCTGTTTCCGTTCTCTTAGTTTTAGATCTAAATCAGAAGCACGTTGTTCTGTTATCTGTGCAATATTTTGAATCATGTTAGCTGGCTGATTGCCAAACTCTCTAGCTAATGCAATGTCCATGCTTACACTTCTTAGATGCCCTAGAACTGTACCTAATATATCATTTTCGCCGTATTTTTGATGCGCTTGCAACCAAGCATCAGCATTGGCGTAGCGTATAAATCTTCTGTGTGCATATTTAGACGCAATAGAGCTAACAGACACCCCGGTCTTTTTTCTTTTGATTTTTCCATTGGTAACAATAGTGTCAAATACGTCTCCAAGTAAATCTGCTTTATCTTTTACAGTTGTTGGTATTGGCCTTCCTTCGGTAAAATCTTTCATGTTATCCCAATCAAGAAAACCCGGTTGATTGTGCATTTCTATCCATTCTTTACGTCTGCCGGACATTCTTTCTATTAAATGATGTTGTGGCAATCTATACAAAGGGTCTCTCTGTATAGTAATCCCTGCTTCTGCCATCATATTCAAGGACATATCGTTAGATCGCTGAATACCTTTTGCTACGTCCCCTGACATTCCTCCTATAGTATCATCAAATGTTGCTCTGACAATTTCCTCCATTTTTTTCTGAGAATCATAAAACGGAATATATTTATTAAACGTAGCGGGGGCTGTGCCTATAATTCTTGTTCTAGCCATTCCTACCATATCTGCAAGGGGTGCGGTAAGTGCATCAAGAATTGCGTTAGTGCCTAACGTATACGCTCGTTCCACAACATTAATACTGTATTCTGACAGGTCGGTACCGTCTAGTTTCTGAATAGCTTCTTCGTGACGAGCTGCAGTTTTTATATTGTATAAATATGCGCCCCTTCCTTCTACATTTTTTTGTACTATACTATCAAACATTTCTTCAGCAGCATCTAACTCTGCTTTTACAGCATCAGAGCCATTTGCTTTATGAAATTTAAGACGTGTGCTGTAATCATCTATAATAGCTGATTTTTGTTTTGCGCTTAAAGTAGTGCGGTTTATACAATCTATAAATTTGCTCATGTCCTGCACACCTTTATTGCGTCTTCTATTTCTTTTAACTCTTTCATATTTTCTATAGCTTCTCGAACTGTAACAAACCCGTTTCCTTCTACTTCGGGAACTGTCATATTCTTTTCTATATTTGCGCCAGCTACTTCAAACAAATCATCTTCTTTTATTGTGTCGACTGTATTGTCAAACGCCTCTTGCGATTGTTTCCTTGCTGTTCCTTCTGCTAATTCTTTTTCTAACCGTAACCCCGCTGCGTAATAACCTTCTCCCCCATAATGACTAGACGATATATAATCTAAAGGTGTTACCCTAGCTGAAAACGGAGAAACCGATTGTTCAGCTATAAAAGGTTTTATCTTTTCTTTACTTTTTTTAGCTTGTTTTGCTAATAATTGCTTAGCAATTTTGTTGCCTAGCCGTTCTCTGTCTTTTATTAACTTCCTTTGCCTGACTTTTAATTTATTTATTTTTCTCTTTTGAATAGAGTTTGCACGGTCATAATATTTTATATCTTTAGCTTGATTAGCTCTTGCTGTATTTGCTTCATCAGAAGACCTAATTGCATTTTCTTCGTCAGCTAACGCTTTGCGTTGATTCTTTTTTAATTTGCTTTTGTCAATAGCATTGATCTCACGCAACCGGGCTGCGCTCACGGGGTTTATTTCTTCTAGATAATCTAAAGATAATTTTTGTGTTGCTTGAGCAGAACGAGTAGTAGTTCTTTCTATATCAGTTTCTATTGCTTTAATTTTATTAAGAATATTGTCCAGTTCCCAATCTATTTTGCCAGCAGCCGCAGACGTTGCAGCATCTATCTCTGTAGTCGGAACGCCTCTAAATTGGGGTGTCGGGATAGAACTAGGTGGCATCTTACCATTTATAATATATTGCCTAGTTCGTGCTACTGCATCTGTTTCAATAACACTTCTGTACCCTGCTCCTACAATATCATCTCCAGTTAATTCTAAAGTTCTTTGATTTGAACGGCGCAACGCATAGTAGGCAATATCGTTAAACGACTCTGGCGCTCCTTTCATACGAAGTTCTATAACATCTTTTAACAATGTTTTAGGATCAAGTGTTTCTATAGTCCTATCTAGGTTTTCTAATAACTCACGCCCTAATGCTCTCTGAGGCGCTATTTTCCCTTCGATAGTTTTTGCTACACCTTTTATCGGTTTTGTAACTAATTTTGCTGCTGGTGGCGCTAAGTGCAATAAACTACCAGACGCAGCAAAACCTATTCTTGTTGCTTGTCTTCCATAACTATTGTCCAACCCTAACAAACGACGGTTTTCTGCAACGCCGAATAATTGGTTTGTCGCTTCTATTCCACCTAATAATCCAGCTTCCGCTGCTACTCGTCCCCATAAACTGCTTGCTGGCAGAGCCATAAACAGACTTCCTACGTTTAACGGGTCTCTTAATGTAAACGCCCCCGCTACGCCACCAACCATTCCTCCAAACCAACCAGCAAAGTTCTGATTTCTTGCTACTTCACTTGCATTAATTTCAGCAGCTTTTGCCTTGTCTTGAATTGATTCCCAAATTTCAGGTAAAGTTTTTACAGAAAATCCTTGCTCTTTAGCTTCTTCTAATCTAACCCTCATTTCGTTATAAATTGCTTTTTGGTCTTGTATTGTTAGTTCTTCAGAAGCCCATCTAGGGTCTTCTCCTTCTAAATCACGAGCTACAGACAAAAGCGCCCCAAAGCCTAAAAAGCCCTGTAAAGTTTTACCTGTTGCTTGTTTGTATTGCTCCATGTTTTCGTTTATTGCATCTTGCATTTCAAATTCTATAGCATAAAGTGCGTCACCAATACTTTCTTGCTCAAACATTGCCTCAAAATTTTGCCCAAACCCTGTTGGTGCAGTTGGGTTGCCCGGATTTAAAATTAACGGCTGTTTGCGGGTAGGTTGTGTAAATAACATTTTATTTTTGCAACCTATTAGCTAAAAGTTCATCAATCTTTTCAGCGCTTAACACTATTTGAAATCTAGCGCCTGTTTCACTGTCTTGCACAAAATCGCCATATTTATCTCTAAATGAGTATGCAATTTCCCCTTGATTTAACTGGCTTAGAGGTCGGTCAACTACAGGTATAGCGTTATCTAACAAATCTCTAGCTTGCACTATTTTCCCCCGATATATAGGCGCACCACCTGTTGCAGAATAAAACTGCAACTCGCTGTCGTTCATTATCTCTAACGCATTGTCAAACTCATCACCTCTTACATCAAAAGGCAATATGATTCTTGCACCGCCATTTACTTCATGTAATCCTTCTCCTAAATTGTCTTCATCAATTCTAGGATGTCCTAAGACTGACTGCACCGCTTCTTCTGCAAGTTTTTTCTCGTAAATTACTGGTCTACCCAATGCTTTTGCTGCTCTAGCTGTACCTCCTTTACCTAAATAAAACGCTATAGCTGCGTTGGTATGTGCTTCTAAATTATCGGCCCCTGTCTCGAATAGAACTGATCGTAACATACTTTCTATTTCTACCTTTAAATCTTGATATTCTCCTCGTTCCATTATATTTTTAGATAGGTCTGTACCTTTTGCAATCATCTGTATTGTTTCATCATGCACATGATCGTTTTGAGCTTTTAATGCACCCATAACTGCTAGATTTTTATTAATCTTTTTAAAGCTATCCATTACAGTAATAGCTCTATCTCCTGCTGCTGTAACTATATTAGCCGCAATTTGAGATCGTTCTATCGGCGTAGCACCATCAAATTGATTTGTTATAGAATTTATTTCTTGTTTAGAAAACATTTCAAATTTGACGTTGTTTTTGTTTGCAAAAGCAGCCGCTTGCTCTTGTCTTTCTAATAAAGATTCTGGGCTATTAACATCTACGGGGTTTATTTCTCCTCTTTTCATGCCCATTTGTACTGGGTCTTGTGCTTCTGTTTGCATCCTTTTTACTGTTTTCTGTGCTACCAGTGCAATTTCAATATCTAATTCACTAGCTCCTGCTTTTGCTGCTTCTGCTACAAGTAAATTAGCTTGGTCTACAGCTAGTGGAACTGAAAGTTTTTGTATTGATTGCACTGTTGCATTTTTAGCCACAAGGTTATTAAATTTTTGTATAGCTATTCTTTTTGTTTGTTCATTTGGCATCTTATCTAGGAGTTCTGTTAGCCTGTTAACAGTTTGATCGTCCATCAGAAAACCATTGTTTACTCTTTTATTTGAAGCAGCTATTTCAGCATTGAACATTGTTTTATTTTGTGTAATAGCTTTTGCTCCAGCAGCCGCTCTTTTCTTGGCATAACGAGCCATGTTGTCTACATCTTCACCTTCGATTTTAGTAACCCAATCGCTTGTGCCGTTTGTTAGCTCTTTGTGCAATTTTTCTGCTTCTTGTGGCGTCATTCTATCAATTATGCCTGTTAAAGTCATTTTACCTAGTTCATTGCTTGAAGATTTAACCTGATCTTTTAAAGCCTGTCCCGTTAATCCTAATCTTTCTGCTGTTGTTCTTATTTCTTGAATAGCGTTGTTGAGCGAGTCAGGGTTAGTATAGACATTAGACATATGGGAATTTTGAGCAGTCGTCATTGTCTGCGTTCTAAATATACCAGCCTCTTTAGCTTGAAATCTAGCAGATGGCCCTAATAGCCCTGCTTGTATTTTATTAAGCTGCGTTTTTCTGTATATATTGTCTTCATCAGACCCAGAGTTTGAATTTTGTTTTACATAATCATCAAAGGAACTCATTAGATTTTCTGTAAAACCTGCAGCCCCATCTCCCCTTAATGTTGCTTCTTCCATATCAGACGCCATTTTTTGCGTCCAATTCATACGGGTTTCTGCTAAAAACTTTTCTGTAGCATTTCTTTCATCTTGTTTAGCTTTCTTTTGATACGCTTCTGCTACTGCGGCAACTTGTTTTATGTTTGCACTTAGTGCTTGACTAGAAAAATCAGCAGCGGAAAACCTTACCCCGGTCGTTACTGCCCCTCTTGCTCCGGGCGCTCTTGCTTGACTTTCATATAATTTTATTCGTGCCATTTTCTTACCTACGGTATGTATTGCTGTCCTGCTGAATATGCAGTTGGTGCTGCGTAACCTGTTGCAAATGTTGTCATGCTAGGAGGATATTGAGATATTCCTGTTGCTAAACTAGGGTAGTAAGATGTGGGGCTAGTAGCTCTTGGCGCTAAAGCAGAGGCGAACGGATTGCTAATTGGGGGAATAATCCCAGAAGAAAATCCTGCACCGATTAAAGACACCCCTCCTCCTATTATGCTACTCTGCATTTGTGTTTTGCCACGAAATCTTGCTATTCGACCTTCGTATTCAGACATACGAGCTTGATTTACCATCGTCTGTGAGTTTATCTGACCACCATATATTGTTGTAAGTGCATCAAATTCTACATCCGCAGCCATTTGTCCTAAAACTTCTACTGGCGTTCCTGCTATTTCTACTCCACCTTTTGCATAACTAGTCCTGCCTTGACTTATTATACGCTTGCCTTTTTCTCTTTGGCGCTGTGCATTAAACTCTGCATTTTGCCTAGCCACTTCTGCTTGTTGCCTTTGAGCTGCCGCATTAGCATTTGCAATCATTTGATTTGCTTTGCCAGCTTGATTTGCCGCAATGCCTGACATTACAGATTGTGCTGCTGTTGAAATCAGCATCATTGTTAGCGGATTGCCACTCATCTTATCACCCGTTTGTTTTCAAATGTGCAAAAATACCACGAACACTTAGCGGTAGTGGTTGCTGTTGTCTAATATACACTGTTCCGTCACGATTGTAACCTTCTGCAAAATCAATTCGTTTATCACCTGTAAATAATTCTGGTGCGCTATCCATTTCATCAGAACTATCCCTAAACGGAAGAAGGTCTATGTTTCCGTCCGTTCTCCCAACTTCAACTCCTAAAGATTTATATAACCTAAGTATCACTTCATGTATTCTTTTTATTTTGCCTTGCGCTGTGCCATCTTGTGAGCCAGCTTCGATGCGCTGTGTTTCCATCTGCGATGTATACCCTAACCCTACATGAACAATAGACGCCGCTGTATCTAATGTGATAGCGCCACTAGAAACTGTTTTTGATGCCTGAACTGCGCCGTTTCCTAAAACATTAACTTCTTGTCCTTCTAGATGTGTAAGGCCGGATATAGCAGTTTCTGCTGTTCGGGCAGTGCCACCAGAAATATATGTAGTAAACCCTGACCCATCTACTGCAAGATGAGCAGTTCCTCCTGACGTAAATGTCGAATACGAAGAGCTATCTACGCCTATAGTAAACGTGTCAGCATCTACAACTGTTATTGTAAATCCATTTGCTTCTAATTGTGTCATTCCTCCGACCCCAAAAAATGTTATTTCATCTCCTGTCGTAAATCCATGCGATGCACAACTTACAGAACCGGGGTTTGCTTTTGTGACTGCTGTAATGTTTTTTCCAGCTACATGAGCTATTTCAAACGTATTAGTAGTTTTTTCAAACGCCTTATATCTTTTTCCGTTAAGTTCCGTAGTTCCGGCTATATCACGAAAGTCAACTAAATCACCGTCATCAATTGTATGGCTTGCCGATGTTACAACTACAGGGTCAGCTTTTGTTATATTTGTTATTGTTTGCGGTAGATCAAGTGTTAGCCCACTATCTACATAAAAACAATCTTCTTGCGTTTCTGTGTCTAGCAGACCGGGCGATAACAACTCAACATATCTTTTTGTTGCACCGTTTACGAGTCGCTGTACAACTACATAAACTTCATCTCTGTTAGAACCGGGGACACTTGCAACCGATTCTACTCTAGCTTGGGTTCCAGCAGCGTCAGACACCCCTCCAACAATGTGTTTGTGCCAAGCTAAAACTTTTTGATCTCTTTGATATGTAAAGCCTATTAACGTGCCGTCGGTTAAAACGCACCAAACTATTGAATCAGGCTCTTGCTGATAAGCCATTTGCGTAATGCCTGTTTCCGTTATATGTTCTGCTAGTAGGGTAAGATCAGGGCTAACATACGCATCTGTTTCAAACTGGTAAACAAACTCCCGCAATTTTCTAGCTGCTCTTTGCACAAACAAAGCAACGTGGGCAATACGCAATGGCATTTGGTAAGAAGAGCCGTAATTTGTTTCTCGTACCACCCTGACATTTGTTGGTGTTAGTGCTTCCTGATTTGTCGAAGCGCTTACTTTAAACTCGCCTCCTGCGGTTCCAACCGCTAACACTTTCCCCGGTGATAACCAGTAAATAGCGTTTACCTGATCGGTAGCAATGGTATATACCAGCGCATCATCGTCTAAACTTCCGGGCGTATGTGTATAATAGTCTCCACTCCTACTGCCCCATATGGTTTGCGGTTGATACAAAGATCCTGCATACATTAACCTTTGCTCGTAAAATGCTACTGCCCGTGGGTAGTTTCCTTCATACCAAGCGCCTAGTCGCCACGATGTTTCGCCTGATGTCCCGCCAAATGCTTTCTGCACAGCACAAGCTACTATTGTGGTAGAGGTTATCGAAGAAACGGTAGCATATCCATATTGTATGCCTCCCTCTGAGATAAACTTCCATGTTACTGTGTTGTCTGCAATAGAGTCTCCTGTTGAAGTCGGGCCACCAGAACCAGCAGACGTTCCTGCTCTCAAACATTCGTAAACTCTGTCGTTATTTCTAGCTACTGCGCCGACTGTGTAAGACGTAGACGCCGCCCATGCAGTCGCAATATGTCCTATGCGTATGAGCCTTCCAACATCTGCTGCTACAAATCCAGTTCCACCGTTAATACCTGTTACAGCCGATGCTGTAATGTTTATATTTCCTGTCGTGCCAGATGGCGTTAAAGTAGTAGCAGTTATATTTTCGTCTAGATATGGCCCATCTTCAAAAACTGTAGCGGCAAAAGACCATGCCGTGTGCGACGTTCTTGAAAGTTGTGCAGGGTCGTGGTTGTAATGAGTGATGTAAAGAATATCTGCAGATTGTGCAAACTGCAATTCAAACAATTCAGATTCAGCATAAGTAGTAGTTATTTCAACTGGAGCAGACGGCGAACCTGTTTCAATTTGACCGCCATCTTTGTAAACCCGTATGTAGTTTTCGCCAAACTCTAGCATATACGCTTGAGTTGTTGAAAACTCAAAAGGTACTAAGCGAGTTTTTTTTGCTGCTGTTTTTACAGAAGCTATATATTTTGTGCCACCACGACGGTAAATCCCGCCTTGGGGGTGTACTAAAAAATTTTCTAACGTCTTACAGCCATTAGCATATTGAGCTAAATCTACTCTTGCCTCTAATAAAGGAGAGAGTTCACCTGCTGTAAAATTTGTAATAGGGTAAGCAGCGGTTGCCAATTAAGCCCCCGTGCCTACAAAACTAATACGGGAGTTTAACCAAGTGTCAGCAGTTATGTCGTCTGGTGTTCCTTCTGTTGCATCAACTGTCCTAGCTTCAGATAATTTTGTCCCATATAAATTAAATAGATCGACAGAAAGGGTACGGCTGTCGGCTAACGATATAGCTAGTTCTGCTGCTATGCGAGCCGCTAATGTTTCTATATATAATTGGTCAAATGCCTCTGGATCAGTTTCTCGCCGTATATATTTAATAATTAAAGTATCTGCATCACACAAAATATATTGTCCTTCTAAGACAAAAGAAGCTGTATCTACCATGTTAGTTTTTAAAAGACGTAAAAAGTCAACAGGTAACGCAAACCTAGAAGTATACTCGTATGCGGGTGCAGTAGAATCTAATGCGAGTGTTTCCCTCTTTACCGCAAAGTTCCAAGGATGCGACCTTAACACAGCATCTCTCATAGGCTCATAAACAAGGTTACATAACCTTGCTGCTTTACTGTTTTCTGTTAAGGAAATTATCTGCTGATCGCCTATTTTAGCTAAAGCTAAATTGCATATCTGCACTTCAGAAGCCATTGCTTTCTCCTATAGAAAAGAAGGGAGAGGCACTTGCCCCTCCCAGCTTTTTTAATCAGTCGAGAACATACAACATTGTAAGCTCGATTGTGCCAGCACCATTAGCGCCAGCAAGGGATACAGTTATCGGAATACCATCTTCGTTAGCATCCACAACACTGTTTTTTCCAAGCGCAGATGTTGCTGCAACTGCTACAGTAGTAATAGAAGTAGAAGCAGCAGCAGCTTTGTACTCGTCCACGTCAAGAGCTACAGTGCTACCACTACTGTCTGTGTATGCCGCATGGCCTACTGACAAAGTAGTGCTAGAACCTAAAGCATCGTGAACAAGTTCACCTGAAATTATACGAGCGCCGTTTGGAAGGTTAAACATATGAATGTCTGACTGTTCCGTTGCGGCTTCGTATAGGCCGTAAGCTACTCGAACACGTCCACCTAATTCGTTAGGCTTAATCATGTCCTTTGGGACGTTTTGATCCCATTTAGTTTTTTGGACTGAATATACAGTACCCATAATTTAGTCTCCTTTCAGACTTGAGATCAAGAAGGATCACATTCAATATAACCAACCTGTTTTTCTTCCATGCGGGTCGCCCCAATGCTCATGGAATAGAAAACCTGTGTGGCGTGATTCTTGTCTGCACGTTCAGAAATACGGGCTACTGGATTAGACCCGATAGCAAGTTTAAGTCCGGGCTGTGAGAAATACAAAACTTTATGGTCTGAGTTTCCATCAACACCAATCAATTCTGTACGCACGAAGTTAAATCCTAAAAATTCATTTACTTCGCCTTGAACCAAAGCCTTTACCGTATTGAAATCGGAACTTGTTACTTCTGTTTCTGCAAGCAAATTGCTTAGTTGTTTTGCATTAAGAACAACGTATCTTTTTGCATCTGGATCGACTTCATTTGCATCAAGATTTTCTTTAGCTGCTCTTAGCTTGCCAACATTTAAGCCCGTGTCAGCAGCAGGAGAAACACCTACTTGAACATCAACTGTCATACTTGCAAGATAAGAAGTAGAAGTGCTACCTGAAACGCCAGTAAAGGCAGTGCCGTCAGCAGCAGCTATAATAGCTGAGTCTATAGCACGTCCCATAGCGTTTGCAGCCGCAGCGACGTATGGAGAAGTAGGATCAATTAACATCCTAATTCTATCTTCGTTGTCGATTAGATCAGCGAAATCATAATCCACAAGAGAAACCCGACGCCTAGCGTGTGGGGTGTCCATTTGTGGAGTGTCCTGATGACGTGTAGTACGCTCTCTGGCACTGACAGTTCCAATTTGCTCAAAAAAAGCATTTTTGCCAGTGACAGTTTCGCTGTCTACGCAACTACGCAGACGTGAACCCTTCTGTTGTGAAAGGTGCATAACATTTGCGGAATACTGTTCCACAAAAGCAGTAGTAATCTGAGTGGACATAGCCGTCCCTCCATTTAAAGTTACACCAAGAGTTAAACCCACTATTCTAGGGTATCGGTTTCCCGGCCTATCTTAATTGGGACGAAATGCCAAGGCAGCTTACGCTGGTATCTTGGACTTTAATTTTAAATCAGGCTTCCGCATTTCAGGTTTTTTCAAAGGAGAAATGCTACGTTGATCTAAAACAAAATCAGATAATATTCTAACCTTCTCTGCTAATATGTCAACATCGTTCCATTCTCGTGCAGAACAATGATGCGCTACTGCTTCCAGAACCCTCAACCTAATTTCTACTTTATCCAACTGAGTATCCTCCTACCGGCTCTGTTCCGTGCAGTTCTTCCATCAAAGCTTGCATTTTTCTAACCATTGCAGGACGTTCTAGGTTGTCGGCATCGTAGAAACTCGGATCATTCTGTATTGCAGCGATTTGTTCTTTGATTTGTTCGGGGGTCATTATATTAGTTCCCTCGCCTTCTAGCTGCTGGTCCCCCATAATTTTCTCTCCAGCCATAGCAAAAGCTTTAATTAAGTTAGGGTTATTGCCAAAACCCGTTTCGTTTAGTTCTTCTACTAGTGGTTCACCGCCAAACTGTCTAACTGCTCTTAAAGCTTGTTCCATTTTCTGATCGTAAGCTCTGCCCCATTCTTTTCGCATAGCCGCTTCTGATTCTGCCATTTTAGTTTCTGCACTAGAGACAACTAAATCAAATTGTTCTGCGGAATTAGTAGTATACCATTCGTATAGCTGTTGTGCTTGTTTGCTTGAAAGTCCTGCACTGTGTGCGACAGAGCGAAACTTGTCTACCATTTCGCCGTCTACCTCGTACCCGCTATCTGTTTCTGGGGTTTTAAACTCATATCCTGTTGGCTCTTCTGGCCGCCCCATTTCATTATAAAAAGCGTTCCACTCATCATCGCTGCTTGGTTTAACTAATTTATCTTTTCCGAGCATGGAAGACGCATTTATATAGCCTTTTGCAAGCGACTCTACTGAGGAATACTTTTGCAAAGACGCATTATCTCGCAATTCTTCAGGCAACGAGCTGCGCCAATCGGCTTGAGTTGTTTCTGTTTCTGTTGCTGGTGCAACTTCAGGCAATCCCTCTGCTGGAACTTCAGTTACAACTTCATCAGTAACATTAGTATTCATTTGATTCTACTCCTTTTGGAAGACTTAAAAAATCTACAGGTTTGTAATGAAGAATAGATAATATCCGCAATGCAGTATTTCTCATTCCTTCATTAAATACAGTTGCGTGTGGGTCAGGATCAAAAGTTGTGTCTAGCACAAACGAGTTGGCAACTATGTCTCGCAAAACACGTTGTCCTTCATCTGTTCCAAAAACAATTTCGTACTCTGTACGCCGTTGTTCAAGTTTTGATTTGTTCATTATCCCATTTTATTGACTGTTTCGAGGACATCAGCGCCTTGTTGCGCCGTCGCAAGCCCTTGCTGCAACTGTTGCATTTCTAATTGCTGTTGCTTAATCTGCTCCATTTCTCCTGCTGATTTAACTAGACTATTAGGAACTCCAAATATGTCTGTTGCCAACCAGCGGATCGTATCCTCGCCGTTAAACACTTGGGCAGATTCAGGCTGCATTTGTATTATTGCAGAACCTATTTCAAAAACTCTTAATAAACTATTTGCTTCTGTCTGTTTTTGCGCTCTTGCAAGCGGAGAAACATACTCAATATCGTATTCTGCATCGGCTAATACTTCTGGTGCAGGAGGCAGTTTCCCCCGTCGAAGCATAATATTAAAGACTCTTTCTACCATTGGGCCAAGCAATTCTGATTGAAGCCTTCCTAGCACTGGCCCCATTAATCTTAGCTTCTCTTCTTGACGTTGCAAAACTTCTGTTGCCGTCATTTGTGGCCCTTGTTGCAACTGTAGTTGATCTATATAGAACCCAGAACGTATGCGTTGTCGTACCTCATTTAGCAAGGCTTCGCCTATAGGAATATTCCCGCCTGTTTGCAAAGGTGTAATTGGATCACTTCCAGCCCTACGGAAATTAAGGCCACCCGGCACTGTTTTAACGGGGTTTAAAGCTCCGTCATCTGGAACTTGCAGAGGAGGGTCTACTATTTTTTGAGCTGCTTTTAGAACTGTTTTATACATTTCCTGAAGCATTTTTATATCTGGCAAATTGCTAATACCCGGCCCTCTTCCGTAAGTTTCACCACTTACTTTAGACCAACGAGGAGCAACATAGGGCATTTCTTCAAACCCACCCTCTTCTAAAATATGTTTTTCTTCTTTTAAAATGTATATAGAGGCTACAGGCATATTCTCTCTGGCTAACGAACCATGTTCAAAGTCTGCTCTAGGCTGCACAGCGTGTATAAGTACAAATTTTTTGTCCTTATCATCTTTCTCATATGCCTGTATGACACCTTTAGAACAGTTTTCTATGCCCCATTTTTGCACTATTTGTCGGGCAGTATACTCAAACTTCCTGTAAACTGTATCAATAAACCCTTGCGAATCTTCTGCCAAATAACATTCTTTTAAATGTTTTGTAGAAAAAGTTAATTCGCCGGTTGCGGGGTCTTCTCCTATAAACATTGTAGCTGTGCCAAAAGCCGTCATGTCTAAGTATAATTCGTGTATATGTGAGGAAAATTTTGCTTTTGGCGAGTTTAACGCAATATACATTCTGCGCTCTACTTCTTCTAACCAGATTTTTATATTAGGGTCTTCGTTTAAAATGTTGTCCGTCAAACGCAGTTTAAACCATTTTGAAGCAGGGTTTGTTAGCATCCCATGCAATCCAGCACCTAACAATTCATTGGCATTTACGGCAGTTGAATCAACAATCTTAACATTTTTGCGCTCACCCCGTGTGACTTCTTTCGTAAAATCTGCACGATGCGGGAAAACAACTTCAGCTACCTCTTGCCAGTGGTCATCCCAATTACGTCTGTCACCTTCAAGTTTTTCTAGTCTGGCTATATATTGTTCAGGTTTCATGTTTTTCTGTCCATAGAAGCACGTTTGCGTTTTCTAGTTCTACCCGCTTTCCGGTTAGCTATAGCAATAGCTTGTTTGCGACGCATATTTGCTTTTTTAATTAAAGTAGTAACATTTGCACGAATAACCTTTCGTGTACTGCCATTGATTAAATTAATACCCACCTAGCAAAGTAGACTTGGTTGTAGTTGCTTCTTCCGTCACACCCTGTCCAGAGGTTAAGATAGTCGATTGCCTACCAGCAGCGGCTAATCTACGTTTTCTTTCGTTTTCTCTTGCCGCACGAATATCAGCATCGCTCCTTGTAGGAACTACAGGTGCTGGCATTGGAGGAGGTGGTGGTGGAGGCGCTGGTGGTTTCATTGGACTAAGTATACCGCCCATTATAATTCCTTTCTTAAAATGTTTGCAGTGTCACAATACCCTAAAGTTTTATAAAAGCCAATAGTTCTATCACTTTTAATAGCAGAAGATACTCCAACCCGTGTTTCCCTAGCACCCATGCTATTTGCCCAGAACTCAAATGCTTTTATTAGCCGTTTTCCTATCAAAGAACCTCTAGCATTTTTTTCTACAAATAAAAATAACTCACTTGCTGTTAGGTCAAAAGAAAAAAATTGTTCATATACGCCTCCCGCTAACATTCCTTTTATGCCATTTTTGTCGTATACTAAACAAATGCTATTAGGTTCTGTCAAACATTGCCACCCTAATTCCTGTAGTTTAGTTTCTTCAAACCTGTATAACTTATATTCTGGCGTTTCATTGTAAAATCTTTCGCCCATTTTTATAAGATGCGGAAGATCATCTTCCTTCATACCCCGTATCACCACGGAACCCAATCGTTGCTGCTTGCTATATGGTTATCGTGTCCCATAGGGTCAAAAATATTATAATCCTGCTGGGCAAGTCTAGGTACAGTAGCAGGGTCAATAGGATCATGCAAAGATACAGCTAGGTATCTAAAAGCGTCGCAAGGGTGAGAAGTCCAATCATGCAAAGGTCTGTTGCGATAGGTTTGCGTTCTGTCATCATAATCAGTTCGGTACTGTCGCAAAGCTTCTATGCCACGGTTGCAGTTCTTTTCATCAAACCAGCATCTCGATAGGATTGTCCTTACAGCGTTTATACCGTCTTCTAAAGATATTTTTGGGACAACTCTAGTTTGTGTTAAGCCTAAAGAACGCAACACATCTAGTCTTGACTTGCCTGAAGACATTTCTTTAACACGGACATCATGCGGCAGGTAATGATCTCCGTATGTGTAGTCACGTTCTCTAAGAACTTGGACATAATGGTTTAGCCCAACACCAGAACTTTCATAGTAATCAATTAATCTGATTTCTTTGCCTACCATCTGGCAGAACCATATAGCGGTCATATCATCTATGCCTAAGTCCCACGCAGTAATAACAGGGATAGAGCTTTCATATGGAACAGAAGTAATCTGTCCTTTCTTTGTTAAGGTCTCCATTGTTTTGCCGTAGTAAGAACCACGAATTGCAGCTTCCCAAGAACACTCGTACTCTTGTGCGTATTCTTCTTCAGACATATCTCCGGCTGCAAAGTCTAACTCACCTTGATCGACATACTGTGTATCAGAAGCCTTATACAAATACCCTGCCCACTGGCCTGACTCATCTTTGACAGCTCTTTCGTATATTTCAAAAAAATTATTTTTACCTTTTGGAGTACCTATAAAACTTGCCGTACCCCTTCTATCTGACAAAGCAGGGCGTATAATCTCTGACCACATCTTAGGTGACATCTGTGCATATTCGTCTAGCACAACATCATCTAGGTAAATGCCACGGGCGGCATCCGGGTTATCTGATCCGTACAGGTTAAGACGGCAGTTATCAAGAAAGTCTATGTGCAAGTTGCCTTCATTGGGTTTATACCCCGGCATTGCTGATAGAAACTCTTTTGCGTAGTCCCAAGCAACTGTTCGTGCCTGTTTTAATAAAGGAGCTATGTAAGCAACACGAGGGCTTTTCATTTCATTGCCGTAACAATAAATAGCCCGACTGATAGCTTGGTTAATAGCCCAGACAGTTTTTCCAAATCGCCTGTGACAAACAAGCACTTTAAATCTCGTAGGATCCATATGCAGAGCTTGTTGCAAAGGACGGGGTGCGTATGGTATTGTTAGCTGTGCTATATCTTTCATAACGAGTTAAAGAACATCAACAAGACCTTTCTTCCTCCTGAATTGCGTTTAACACAGTGTTTGTTACTAGGGTGACTATCATATAATAACAAATCACAATAATGGTAAGTAGGTTCTTCGTCACCAAAAAAATAAAAACCCCCGCCGTCAAACTTACTAGGATGGCTTAATAAAACGCTGGCACTGTAATCGCACCAAGTCATATGCCCCGTATTACCCTGATCTATATGCCAAGGATGACCTAGCCTGTTTTCCTCCACTCGTACATATGAAGGCTTCCCGAGACGAACATCAGCAAAACTCCTGATAATATCCAATACACCACCCAACCTAGCATCTGTAAAATCAAGATAGCCGACAGTATTAGATAAATTACTAGCCTCTTCAGGGGTAATAACACCCTCAATATACTCCCGCACTAGTTCAAAGCAGTCTTGCGTTTAGGATTATCAGGGTCTAAATGCTGTATTACCTGCGCATTAGCAGCCTTCACGTCTTTAATATTCTCATTAGGAGACATAAATCTGACCATCAATTTACTCAATTGTGGCCCTGCTTCTATGCCTACTAACTGCTGACTTTGCGGTTTACCATGCCCATAAGCTAATACTAACTCCAAAGCCTTAGTCAATACAGTACCACCACTATCCGGGTCTTCTATAATACGCTTCAGACGATCAACAGCCTTCGGACTTAAATCATCACGCATTACCTTCTTTAACTCATAAGGAACCTTGTTCTTAGCTCCCTTCTTCTTGGTCGGAGGACTACCCATAATAACCCCTATGCTCGTGAATTTAAAAAAATATATAACAAACAACCCGAAAAGTACATTTTAAAAAAATCTCTTGTGTGGGAAGGGAGGCGAGCTGCGCAAAAACCTGCTTGGGGGTACACCCCCCTAAAAATTACATTTTTATTACACGCATTTTTTAGAACAAAACGTGTACATATAGCCAACATTTTCTACAGAACATTAATAGAACAAAAGGTGAACAAAACAAGGACGCAAGTTGGCGGGTGTTTCTGTTATGTTCTGTATATGTGCCAGCATAATGTGCATGATATGTTTATGGTTTGTTCTACATTTGTGTTGGACAGGATCCCCGCCCCCCACATTTTCCCCTATACTATTCCCTACTATATCTATCTATTCACTCTATATGGAACGGGCATAATCAGGCCTTCTTTTCTTTTATTTCCCGCCCCAATAAATAGCATTTATGCTTTTTTACTTGACAGCTATTTCAAAGGGTTATATTTAAGGGTTATCTTTTAATTTAATGGAGTCAAACTAATGTCTAAAATTGACATAAAACAACAAGTCACAGACAAGATTATCGCACATCTTGAGGGCAATCACGATCACGGCGAATGGGAAAAACCTTTTTTTTGTTTAGGTGCTGATCGTAATATTAAGTCGAATCAGCCTTACAAAGGCATTAATACGTTATTGCTTGGAATGGCAGGATATAATTCCTCATATTGGGGTACTTATAAACAATGGGGAGAGATAGGCGGTAAAGTCATAAAAGGCCAGAAAGCCACTCACATTGTATTCTTTAAGCCTATTACAAAAGAAGACGCCGACGGCCAAGTGACCGATAAGTTTTTTGTGTTGCGAGGGTATAGCGTTTTTAATCTTGAGCAGATCGAAGGAATTGAAAAGGGTAAATTTAAAGAAAGGGCGAGAAGGTTGTCATTTGCGCCAGAAGACAAGGCCTCTTTTTCAGATCTTCCCGTCGCCGAATCTCTTATGATTGATAGCGGAATCAAGATAAAGCACTCTAATAGTGATAGGGCGTTTTATACTGCTACTGAGGATTTTATACACTTGCCTAATAAAGAAAACTTTAAAGCGACCAAAACCAGCACGGCACTTGAGTGCTATTACTCTACAGCCTTTCATGAGTTAGGACACGCAACAGGACACCCTACCCGCTTAAATCGTAAGCTAGGAAATAGGTTTGGCTCTAAGCCCTACGCAGGGGAGGAATTGATTGCAGAGCTAACGAGCGCCATGTTGTGTGCAATAACAGGCGTTAGTCAGTCAGTCAGGTTGGATCATGTGAAATATTTGCAAAGTTGGCTTGACGTTCTCAAAGAAGATAAGAATGCTATTTTCCATGCTAGTGCTCAGGCACAAAAAGCAGTCGATTTTTTAACCATAGCAGAGGAACAGGACGAGGCTCTATCCGCCTAGAACTATACCACAGAGCAACCCCATTAAAGGTTGCTCGCTGGTATCGTTTTGGATACTAAATTAAAGGAGTCAAAACAATGAAATTAACTAAAGATGATGTGTGGGGAAATCATGAGGAAAATCATAAAGGAATGATTGTCGCTGATTGTAGCCACGGTGGATTTGATAAAAAACATTTACGTTCAAAAAAGAAATGCCCAATATTCAAAGATTTTATTGACTACAAATCTGTCACGGTAATTTGTGACGAAAATTTTGAAAACGAAGTCTCATATTGGTTGGCCTATGTTCATGGTGGTGGAAACATATCAAAGGTTATCCAACTGCCAAACAAAAAAATTGCTATGCGATCTGATTATCAATGTTGGTAAATTAAGGAGTCAAAATGATGTCTTATTATAAATATGATGAAATAAAGGAACGCTTTTTAGATTTTGTATCAGAGCAGAGTGATGAGTGGATTCAGGACAACTACGATGACCTGCACCACCACGCCTTTAATACTGGCTATTATATCATAGGCTCACACAAGGCTAAACAATGGCTAGGCGATCATGTATTCGATTGCATCAATATCATTAAAGTATATGAGCAAGATAATTTTGGGCAAGTAACTACTGATTTAACTAACCCTGAAAAGATTGTTAATATGTATGCTTATATAGTTGGCGAACAGGTGGTTTTTGACTGCAAATTTACAAAAGCAGTTAATGAGTAGGATTCTATCCCCTTGCCTCTGATTAGTTTTAGAGGCTTTGGGATGCAATCTTGCATCGTAAAAAGGGAGTCAAATATGGTTGTAGATAATTTAAGATTAGATGTGATTGCAACTTTTGAAAATCACGAGCAAGCGCATTTTAATTGTGCAATTACCAATAATGCTTTGGAAAATAAAACAAGCTTATTGAATTATGTTAAAGAACAATTGCATCGTAAAGATTTAGTTAAACTATCTTTATGTTGGGAATGTCCAGAAGAGTTAGTTGGTAAATTTAAAGTTATTCAAGAAAGTATAAAACAAAATGCAAAATACTATTTTAAAGACGGAAAGGAGGTATAATTATGGCGCATTTTTCTATAATCAACACAAAAATCTTGGTTGAGTGGAACGACAGACCAAAGTTGGTGAATCTTGATAACGAAATGCCTACCCACTTACAAGTATTATTCGACGATTGGTTGTGTAGTATTGAGCACGAGCGCAATTGCGTTGAGGAAGGTGGAACATGAAATTTAAAGAAAACGATTATGTCAAAGTTATCGATCAAGAAATTTATGGCAAAGTAATATTTGTTCATACTGATAAAAAAACAGGACAGGCTAGAGAAATTGTTATTGAGGACTTAGATTGTCAGGAATTTTCAGCACCCTTCAATCAACTGTCCTACAGGCCAAGTGAACTCATAAGGTTAGACGTATCTTTTGAAATTAAAGACTTTAATACAGACCAAGTGAGCACAGAAAAAATTTAAAAATGGAAAAGGAGTCAAATAAATGTACATCGAAAAGTTAAATATTAAAATTTTTACTGATTATCAAATCCGGGGTAAAAAACCGAAGTCCGATCTTATTGGCGAATTTACTACTAACAAAATCATGGGCGCAGACAGCGCTAATCTCGAACCCTTTATTGAAGGGATTATGAGCCTCTACCAGTATGATCCAGTAAGGTTAGTTGTGTCTTATGAAACTGAAAACAATTAGGAGTCAAGACAATGGAAAATGATAAATTAGACGAAGATTTTGAGCATGATTTATGCCAAGTATTAACAAAATATTACGGCGATAATTGGTCTAACGTCTGGGACAAGGAAGACGACGGGTTTTATTTAAGACTTAAAGTTTTCGGAAATATTTTAACAAAAGAAGATATTCCGATTGTAGACGATGAAACCGACAAAGTGACATATAAAAAAGTCGAAGAATTGACTTGGGATGAATTGCAAAGTTTACACAGGGCTTACATACAAGTTGATCTGTACCATGACGAAGAACAGCTACCTATGCCTTCGAGAGATATAGAAATTTGGAATATTGTGAAAATCGAAATGAATAGAAGGCTTCAGTCAGGCTATGAGGGTCTGCACCCTGACGAATATATACCATTATAAAAAAAGTGGAAGCAGAACAATTAGAAAAAGGAGTCAAACAATGACAAATAAAGAAAAAGCACGAAAGTTTGCAGAGGATTTTTGCAGTTGTGCTGGCACGAGCTACGGCGATGTCATGGATGGTTATGATCCAGAGACAGGCGGAACTGATTTAATGGGCGTGATTATAAATGCAAGTGACGTTGCTAGTTTAGAAAGTGACGTAGAACATCTATTGGATCAATGCCAAATAGACGTTATTGCATGGATGAGAAAGAAGATGTCAAAAGGGGAATTATAATGTTTTATCGGTCGATAAAAACAATCTGCGAATTTTTGGCTGTGCTATTTATTTTTGCAGTAGCCATGATTTTACCAGAATTATTTTGATTAAACGCAATGGGCAGGGATTTTTTATATTTCCCTGCCTTTTTTGTGCTCTTAGAAGCCCGTACAGAGGCGTTGAACTACCCCTTGGCTACCTACCTACCTGAGCAAGATCAACGTCCTCTAGGTGGCTTTTGACGTATTCGGTGTTGTCATGTTGTCCAGAGTAATAACGAAATGTTCTCTTATCAAATGACAAAGGACGTTTCCCTTCTGATTCGCCGTTGCGATCTTTTGCAATATTAATCTTTACCCCTGCCATACTTTTTAGGCGTCGAATCTCGTCAAGGTCATTCGACAATTCCGCCTGTATTAATTCGTCTTCTAATTTTCTATTACGCCACACCCCAATTATCAAAAAAGCGTTTGCGCCAATTTCGCTCGTGCCTTTAACAGATTCAATATCTGGAACATCCTTGGGGTCTTGTCCTTTACGAGCATGGGCGACAAGGTGCAAATGAACTGGTCTATTTACTGCCCAATCTGTCAACTTGAACATAGCATCAGATTGGGCGCTGTAATCGTCTACTGAGATATTGGCTAATCTCATAAAACTATCGATAATAAAGGTATCTACGCCGTAACGCTTTCGAGCGTATTCAAAACCATCAAGCAGTTTTTCTACAGTCGTTCTTCCAACGTGATTGTATAACCATAGGTTATCGTCAAGCCAATCCAATGTAGCGTGTAGGTGGTCATCAGTTGGGACGTCTACGTTACCAGCTTGCTTGACCATACGCTTTAAAGATTGGGCTGGCGTCATTTCAAGACTTGCTAAACATATCTTAGCTCCCTGATTTATAAACCCTACTGAGGCATGACTTAGTAGTTGCGATTTGCCTGCACCACTAGCACCCGTCCATAACGTAATTTCGTGAGGCCGAAATCTTAATTCTTTGAACCCTTCCCACGGTACTGTATAGCCCGATTCGGAGGGCGTCGTAGGGTGGAACGTCTTATGAACTTGGTCGTAGAAGTCCCCTGCTCGGCGGAGTTCTTCTGGGTCAATTTGCTTTGCGTTGTCGATGACTTGTTTAATTTCATCCTGTGTTATTCCTTTTTGCAAACATTCATTAGCGTCTTTGTGTGGCAGTTTAACTATCTTACAGCGATGTTTCCCAAGTCTGTCCGATAGGTCGTCAGCAGCTTCGTGTCCGGCTGTATCAGTATCCATGCAGAGGTAAATAGTCTCAAATCTTTCAAGGTCATTATACTCATAAGCTAACCAGTTATGCTTTCCACCTGACCCAGCACCAAACGGCACACTTACCGCAGGGTATCCATATTGGTGCATTGTCATAGCGTCAATCTCTCCCTCACAAATAACAATCTCCCTTGCGTCGTCAGCTACAGCTTGCCAGCCAAATAAGATTGGTTTGCAGTTTGCTTCAGTTGGGCGTGGCTTGCCACTAATAGGACGATACTTTACAAGCGTTAGCTCATCATCCTTAATAAACGGAAAGAAAATAGCAGTGTCAGTTGTGCCAACCCTAAACTTATTGATCGTCTCAAGCGTCAATTTTCTTTCTTGCGTGAGGTATTCTAACATCTTGCCTGTAGGTGCAGAACATTGAGGTCGGTTTGGTTTTGTGAACGACTCCCGTAGTGGCTTGTCAAACTTGTGTGGCTCGACGCCAAGGTAACTTCTGATCTCGTCAAGGGCAGACACTAAGCTCAAGCCCCTGACTTCACGCCAGAGGTCTATTAAGTCTCCGCTTTGTCCTGTGGCAAAATCAGACCAGACGCCAGCTTTATTACCTGTTAATCTCACAGATAAAGATTGCCCAACATCACCCGCAGTTGAGCCAACCTTCCATTCTCCACTAGATTGCTTGCCTTGTGGTAACAGATGTCGGATTACACTCTCTGCACGATCATGCAAGCGTAGCTTCAACTCCCTAATTTCCATCTTATTTCCCCCGAATTAATCTTGCGTTTACTTGACCGTCAGCTTCTTCAGCCGTCATGCGTATCTCTTGCCCATTAACTTCATATAAATTCATCGGTGGCGGTGCGTTGTCCTCCCAAAGTTCTTCTCGCAACCAATTCTCTGGCGCTTTTATAAACTTCTTCTCGACACCGTAGTTTTCTTCAGCGTATACTTCCGCTGCTTTTAATAAAGTGACCGCATCCGTTTTACGACGTGCGGCGAAGTACGCCATCTTTGCGCTGGCACGTTTGTATTGTCTTGGATAAGCATACCACCATATGCTAAAGTCATCTTCGTCTAGTTCGTTAAATCCTTCCGACATCCCGTTTTCTTCGTAATCAATTATCCTGCTAGTATCTTTTGTACTTTCTTTCTTTTGTTCTTTCTTTTCTTTGTATGTACCCCCCTTTTCCACGCGCCGTTTACCCACGTGCCGTTTTGTACCGTGTGGTTGAACACTAGAGTATGCGTCATATTCCACCGATGTAAACGTACCTTGTTCATTTCTTGCGCGTCGTCGGACAAGATAGCCAAAATCAAGCAATTCGTTTATGATCCTGTAGATTTTTTTCTCTCCACAATCACCAAACTTTTGCAAATCCAACATACGAATCTTCCAATCGACAGGACGTGAAAGGATGTAGACAAGCATACCCCTTGCCTCAAACGAAATTGAATTATCTGTTGCTAGATCATTGGGGATTACAACAAACTTTTCTGTTTCAGCAGATTTATAAATCATGTTAGCTCCTGTTATCATCCTGTTATTAAAAAAAATGGACGGCACTTCTAGTGCTAACAGGGGGACACAACAACAAGAGAGCAACCAAATGTCGGAGTGCCGTCCAATTAATATGTTAATTTAGTTCGTTTATAAAAACAAGAAAAAACTGGGGCAGGCAGGCAGGGAGTCAAAAACCTGCGCCACACCCCAGTTACACTGGCTTCGGGGGAAACCAGCAATTTCTTGTATCATTTTTTTTCTAGCATTTCAAGTACGGCGGCATACCCAGCTATATCAACTTTATTATCCCGTTGAGAATTGCCCATCTTGTCCCTAGCTTGCTTCATCAAAATCATCATGTGGGCAACGTCCCTTGCTGTTACCTGAACACCAAGCCACACCGTCCACAATTGAGCAATCTGTCGGAACAATGGTTTCGCATTGCCGTATGATTTGCCTCGTTCTTCGATGGTGTGCAATGCCTCCTCAAGCACATTCATTTTTTATCTCCCGTAAAATTTAATTTCGCCCGTGTGGTTTTTATCAAAATAATACCAACAACAATTATCCTTACCAACGCTAGAGGAATTTGGTATCCATTTCACCCTGCCAATTGAAACAATCATCTCACACCGATGCAAATATGCCTTAGCTTGCTTAGTGTGCATCCAGTCAGCATCAAACAACAACCACGTCGGCGCAAGGTTAGACAATCGTGTAATCAACGGGTGAAGTATTTTCCTATCCCAAGGCGGGTTTGTAATAAATAAATCACCCTCACAAAACTCAAGGTCAAAAACATCTTTTTGTTTTATCCAGCCTTTTTGTGGTTCAATGTCAGACGCTGCACTGCAATCATGCCCAGCAGAATATAAATGGTCTATCAACGACCCGTCACCCGCACAAGGCTCGCAGTAGTATTTGTGTATATCTAAGAAAGGTAGCAAAGGTTTTACCGCACTCGCTGGAGTTGGGTAAAAGTCTCTTTCCTTCCTTTCAAAGTCGCTACGTTTTCCCATTTTTCAACAACTTGATCCACACATGGTGAGGTACGACATACAAGGGCTGTCGATTGTCCTCTCTCAAACAGAGAAAGTCATTGTCAGCTAAGTAACCAGTAAGCCAAATCGGAAAAAACTTTCTTGCTTTAATCTCTCCGCACAATGGCGCTTCTTCTTTTCCCTGCCAATATACGTCGATGTCATACGATTTTTCTGCACCAAACTGCCCTCGCCGTGCGTCAAACCTTTCGGCGTGTATGCCAGCAGCTTTATGACTATTTACAATCTCTCGCTCGACACGAGCGCCTTTGTCTCGTGACAGTTTACCCATGTGCTATCCAGACTATTCCTTGTTTACCCGTAGGATTCATGCGTCGATCACCTGAATCTACAATTTGATTCGTTGCCCGTAACTCGCTTGTCCTTGGCTGCACGGTATGATACGGCAATCCTAGCCTTTCAGCTAGCTCGTAGGTTGTGAGACTTCGATCTTTTAGTTGGTGTAAAACCAAAGCCCTGACTGTTTTTGCAGTCGGTGCGATCTCTTTCGCAGCCGTTTTGCTTGTATCTGTTTTTTGCCAGCCCGGAACACTTGGATAAAAAAGATTACCTTGCATTATAACACTCCTATCTGCGCTCGTTCTAACGCTTGGTTAGCTCGTAGCATATCTATATAGACTTTGATTGACTCGTACTCGACATCTTTAATACCAAACTCATGTCGCAGTCGTCCCTTTTCTTTTAAGAACTCTACAAACTCAGGACACGCTCTAGCTTGCGACTCCGCAGAGGCTTGCGATTTAGCCCCGTTAATAATAAATTTTTGCGTATGCTCTGCCAGCACACTTTTTTCTGTATCTTCTAACAGTTTAAACGCTGCATGGGCTTCTGCCCGTTCCTTTCCTGTGTCTGATAATTTATGGTAAAGTTTGTTGACATCTAACATTGACTCTTTCCCTTTCAATTATTGCAATAGCCTCTTCATATAGCCCAGTCAGTTTATAAAGTTCCGCACATAAACTATGTGGATCTCTACCCTCCCAAAACGTCCTTTCTCCAATTTGATGTTGCAACCTGTGATGTGAACTACACAAAGGTAAAACCCAGCAGTCACTTGGTTTCAGAGAAGTTGCTCCGTCTGTTCCAATCCGCAGATGTGCAGCTTCCACAAAAGGCGAACCACAAAGGACACATTCCAATTGTCGAATAAAATTTAGATGTTTTTTATCACGAATGATAGTTTTATAAGCCATAAAAACAGCCTATCACAAAAATAACTTTAATTGCAATAGCATTTTTCATTTGCATATATGATAGTAATGTGTCATGGTGCGTACATTCGAACAAGGAGTCAAATATGAAAATTAACACAAGTTATACTTTAGCAGATCATATCAATCTTGACATCAGGGCGACCGTTTTGCCGAGAGGCAATGATTACGTTGTCGATGAGTTAGAAATCCTGCACAACGGCGAAAACACTGACATATCTAGGATTTCTGTATACCCATTTGCAAGTTTAAAGCCAATTCCGGTAGAGGACGACATTATGAATCTAGTGTTGAGTAAGGCACATGACGGATGAAGTAAAAATTTTGCACGACAAGGTTGTCAGGATAGACCTGCATTGTTTTGATCTGATTAACGAAGCTAGTTTGCTTACGGAGTTGCACAAGCACGACCCAGAGTTAATAAAACCTTGGGCCGAAGACATAACAAAAGCATTAGTCGGATTACTGAATCAACTTGGGGAAGTACAATGAAAATCACAAACAACTTAGGCTTGCCACAGCCGATTTTTGACGCAATCAAGAACGATACTTACGACAGCGGAGACTCTGACATATCAGTCACACGTCTTATTGCTCCACCTAGACAAGTTAGCTTGATGCGGGACTACGGAGATCAGATCGTTGAAGATTGTTCTGACCGATTGTTTTCTCTGATGGGTCAAGCCATGCATCATGTCTTAGAGCGTGGAGGTGATGTAGAGGGCAAGCGTATTATAGAGCGTCGTTTGTATGCAGATGTCGGGGGCTGGACACTTAGTGGGCAGATAGATTTGTGGGAAGATAATGTCCTGTCTGATTACAAGTTCACGTCAGTCTGGGAAACCATAAACGGTCTTAAAGAAGAGAAGGTACAACAGTTAAACGTACTTGCATGGCTATGTGAGCAGAACGGCATCTCTGTTGACGAGGTGCAGATTGTCGCCTTGTACAGAGATTACTCAAAGTCTAAGGCTAAGTTCGAGCGTGATTATCCGCAACATCAGGTTGGCATCTTAAAAGCAAACCTATGGGATGAAGATGAACAGCGTGAGTTTATTGAAGAGAGGATTCGTGAGCATCAGGAAGCCCGTGAGTGGCTACCTACCTGTTCGCCGACAGAAATGTGGGAACGCCCGACCAAATGGGCAGTTATGAAAGTGGGTAGAAAATCTGCCTTACGTTTGTTAGACAGCAGACAGAAAGCGCACGAATATTGCGTATCTAAGGGTCTTGTGAACGACGCTGATGAGTTACAGTCAGACCACTACATTGAGTTAAGGCGTGGCGAAAGAGTTCGTTGCGAGAGTTATTGTGCAGTTGCACCGTTTTGCAGCCAGTACAAGGAGTCACAGGAAGAAGTAATTGAGTTTTAAAACAGCAGAAGAAGCAGTTGCAGAAATCAGTCAATATTTTGAAATAGAATCATGGACAATAAAAGGAGTTAACATGGCTACATTAACATTTACAATTGCTAATATTTATGATCCCAAGGGTAACAAACCAACAGGGGCAATTAAAACTGATACTGGCAAATGGCTTGGCTATTGGCCTTCTGATAAACATTTGTTTCAAGAAGGGGTCAAGTACACGGCTGAGTGTGAGGCAAGAGACTACAAAGGCGTAACATACTATACCATTAAATCGCCGAATAAAGGCGGTAAGATAACATCTGAAGGCGGTCAGGTAGCTCCTACACCCCAACAAGCCCCACAGCAAGCTCCTAGCGCCTCACAGGGGCTATCTAAAGATGAGATAATTACTAGGTTAGCTATAGCCAAAAGTTGCATAGAATCTAATCAATCACAAGCAGATGCAGATTCTTGGTTGGCGTGGGTGTTGGATCAGACTCCTGATATGAACAAGCCTTCACAGCCTGTTCCTGCTGTAGATGATGAGATACCGTTCTAATGAGTACACGGGAATTATTAGTACAACAGGTACAGGAATTTTTGAAACTTGCGGGTAGCCCCGGAACTAAAGATAGGGTGTCTGCTACATATTTCGGCATGAACGTCGCACGAAGCCCTAATTTTGTAAGGCGATTATATGCAGGGCATGATGTCACGACTTCAACCTATGACCGAGCCATAGCCTTTATGGAAAAATGGTATTCGCAGAACGGTTATTATCCTGATGATGACAGCTACGCATGATGATGAAAATTATACACAACTTAACTCGCAGATTTAGAATTTGGATTAGACACAGACAGGAGTGGCATTAATGTATTATGTTATGATGAGAAATGGTGACGGCACAGCAACTTGTTTTGGAAGTTTTAGCCACGAGTTTGCGGCTTATGCGAAACGAAAACGATTAAAGAAAAACGACCCTTATTGCCAAATTGAGATAGTTAGGAGCAATTGATGAACTGCTGGCACTGTAATACGGAATTAATTTGGGGCGGCGACCATGACATTGATGAAGAAGACGAACACTATTCAATGGTTACTAATCTAAGCTGCCCCAATTGTCATTGTATTGTTGATGTTTATTTTCCAAAAGACAGAGAGGTAAGTTAAATGCCAAAACGAACCAAAGAAGACAACAGCGGATGGCCTGAACACCCAAAAAACATAAAAGACCAACACAAATTATTTGCAGAAAAAATGGCTTACAAACGATTTACTGATGTTGTCTTGAAAAGTAACAAAAACTTAATCCCTTGGAATCTGGTGCAGAAGGCAAAGCATAACAATGAAACAAACATTAAAAGTTTTACCGATAAAACCAAGTGAAACTTATAATTGGTATTTAAAAAAACATTATGCAAAACGAATACCACAAATCCTTTATGCGTTTGGGTTATACAAGAAAAATATTTTGATTGGAGTAATAAGTTATGGAAAACCTCCATCTCCACATTTATGTGAAGGCGTCTGTGGCAAACAAAACAGCGAGTACGTACTTGAGCTTAATCGCCTTTGTTTATTAGAAAATAAAAAAAATTTTGCATCTTTTTTAATATCACACAGCCTAAAATTATTACCCAAACCTAAAATAATAGTCTCTTTTTCTGACACAGCAATGAACCATACAGGCTATGTTTATCAGGCTAGTAACTTTTTTTATACTGGTGCAACTGTGGAAAGAACAGATGTAGATACAGGTAGCAAACACGCTAGACATTGCAAAAATTTAGATGCAAGTAAACGAAAGTTTAGAAGTTCTAAACACAGGTATATATTTTTTTCTGGTAACAAAAAACAAAAGAAGTTTTTTCTAAATTGTTTAAACTACCCGATTCATCCGTACCCTAAAAATGACAATAAAAATTATGATGCAACAGCAAAAATAGAAACGCAACTAATTTTATTTTAAAAAAGCAAAAGGTAAAACACACACATGATTGATTTTTATTACAGCTTGGTTATGTTTTGTAATGGGTATGTTGAATTGTTTTATACATACCCCTCGTTAGAAATGTGCCAAAGGGCAGCTATAAAATTAGGAGATGGCGCAGCTTGTATCGAGCTAAGTTTGTTGCAAAGCCTCGTCATTAATTAAATGAAAAAACTGGTCGGCGTGTGGTATCTCTATGACGATTGTAGTCGTGAATACGAAAGCAATATTGACCGCATAACTGTAATTAAAATACCAAAGTGGCTACATAAATTAATCAGGCGTGAGGAACAAAGCCCTTTCAGCGACCCTTCTTCTGACCAAGCCAGCTAATACTCGACCACCAGCCTTACGCCACTTTGGAAACTCATCTGCTGCACCCTCATAGTTTTGGCGATTTACTAACATTCTAAGTGTGGAATTTTGTACGTTGCCGCTACCTACGTTGAACCCCCAGCTACAGATCGCTGAGAACTGATTGACAGTCAAAGGTGTTTTGATAAGTCTCTTAACTGCATTTTCAATATGATGCACTTCTTGTCTGAGCAACGCCTCGCCTTGCTCTTTTGTAATGCGAGGGTGGTCAGCGGTGACAGGACGGCCTCTAATATCCCATGTAGAACCGTATGCAATCGTCCACCGATTTGCAGGGCAGAGGTACGGTTCAGCAGACCAGCCCTCAAAAGACTTAATTATCTCCAAGCCAGCTTTGTTAATCTTCACGTTTGCTGCTTTCGTGCCATAGTCCTACTACCAAACCAGAACGACACTACAGCAGCCCAGATAGCTTGAAATTCATCATTCCAAATCATTTTAAACTGTTCCATTGTCATCCAATCCATGCTGACACACAGCGTTAAAATACCAAACTCAAGTGCCAAGGCATACGTCAAAACAGGACGCACAGAGGCGGCTAAGTTTACACACCAAGGGCTTGCCTGTTTCTGTAGCTTTGCATCATGTTTGAGTAACGCTTCGCTTTCCCTAATATCTGCCTCAACGTGCGTCATTTGCAGTTTCTGCGCTCCTAGCACCTTTTGATTTTCTAGTTGCTTGTCCATCAGGCGCAGTTCGTGTGCCTTGTCCTGCTTGTCTTGGAAGTAGTCCATAACTTTAGGTAGAAAGCTAGTACCAAACCCCATTAGTGATCCTAGTAAACTAAGCATAACAACTCCTATTTTAGTATGAGCTTAACAATATGTTTTTTACCCATATACATTTCTAATTCTGCTTCAGATTTTAAACATTCAAACCTTGTATTGCTACTTGATTTTATTTGTCTCATAGCAACTCGTTTGCCTTTCAAACAAACAGACATAGATGGTTGAATCCGATGTTCTTTTATTTCATTATTTACAATCATTAATAGAGCAATAACTGTTTCAACCATCTTTAGTTTCCGTTCTCTCGAACTTTATCTTTTAACTTTTCAATATCTTTTAAAGCTTTTTCTAATTGTTTTTCTATGTGCGTCAGCATCACTTGATTGTGAATGTTCTTATCTAAGAGTTCCTGATGCTTTTCTACTGTCTCGTACAAATCTTCCAACAAAAGAAACTGCTCTTTATCTACTGTTGTTTGTTCACTTGCTTTTAAAAGATCAGCGTTCATAAGTTCACGGCTAGTTTCCAAACTTGTCAGTCGTGCGGTTATTTCTGTATATGCAAAAATACCCATAGCAACAGCAGCGATTATGCCCACCATGTTTTTTATAGGCATGGCAACGGCTGTTTCGGAACTTACCTCCATTTACCTACCCCATATTTTTGTCCACAGCCAGTTGTCAAATTTGCCGACATAGCGATGAAATCCTTTAACTATAACAGACTTCTGTAAAAACTTTTTAAACACTTTTTTTATCTCCATTTAACCCAACTCTATTTTCAATTTTATGTTGCGTTCTCTCAAGAACCTCAAGCCTTGCTAAAACCGTAGCTGCTTCCCTTGCTCGACGCTCCATTACTTCTGGTGCCATCATCTTGGCAATCACATCTAACCTTTGGTGTGTAGTGCTTTGTGTGTTTTCGAGCTTATCAGCACGACCATCAAATTTACGCATACGACCTTCCATGTCTTTCAGCATTTCTGTAAGTCGCTGGATTTGGTTCTTGGCGACAGCAGCAGCCCCGGCCATAGAAACAATAATGCCACCTAGCGTGACTAATAATTTAATGTCAACTGAACCGTCCATTTAATAAGCTCTCACCAACATAATGCACTCAACAACGTAGCCTTTCTCTGGAGGAAAAGATTTTGCTGCACGTTTCTCAACCTCCTCAATAGAAGCAGCGTTACGTACCGGAAAGTATAAAGTATTTTCATAATCTGCACTAATGCCTGTTTCCTCGTCCCACTCGTCACCATTACGGATAGCTGCACGAACCTTTTTGTTGTACACACCTATCTCATAGTCAGACATTTGCTGAATACCTATTTATGTAAATTATCCAGCCAATTGCACAAGCTGCGACTAAGACCAAAACTAACTTGCAAAACTCCAACAAATAATGACCTACTTTATCCCAAAACTCTTTTTCTTCTATCTCTCTTTGTCTGGCTTGTTTTTTTGCTAGTTTCTTCTGTTTCTTCCGTTCTTCAATTAATCGCTCTCTTGTTTCTAAAATCTCGTCCCATGTTCCAGCACCCAGCTTGTTGTCAATTTTTATAGATAAATTTAAAATCTTTCGATCAAGTCTTTTCTTTTCTACAACCATTGCCGCTACGTTGCCCACAGACAATTCGTCTTCTACGTCTTCGCCTGTTGTCGCACTAAAAAAAGCACGAAGTTTTGAAACAGGTTTTTTGGGATTTTGTTTAGCTACTACTTTGTCAACTTGATCTCTGACATGAAAAAGTTTGTCCAGACCCTGATAAAGACTGGTTGCATTTTCAGCCGTGTCTACTGCTGATGAAACTAACTCTACCGTTTTTTTAGCTACTGCAAATATTGCAAGAGATTCTGCGACCACCATGTTAACACTTCCAGCGTCTACGGGCCTGTCTTATTCTTGAGTTAGGATCGTTTCTAGTTTTAGCAGAACTTCTTTTTAATTGACCTAATGACCTAGCACAATAACTTTTACGGCGTTTTGCTGCCTTGCTACCTTTTTTAACTTTACCCGTTACCGCAGTTTTTAACTTTGATCCGGGGTTTGCTCTGCGATACGCTGCTACACCTTTCCGTGTCATCCCCGCACCTTTTTCAGTAGGGCGGTAGTTTGCACCTTTGCCTTTCGTGGTCTTGCGTATTGCTTTTTCTTTTGCCACTAGCGTTTTTTCTTTTTCTTTTTAGGAAAGCCAGCCTTCATGTTAGCATATGCTTTTGGTGAAATAGTGCTTTTGCTTTTAGGACGTGACGTACCCGCTTTGCGCCTTGCATTTATGTTTGCGTAGAGACCTCGTTTCGCCATTTTTATCTCCTTTAACTAGGTTTTGTGGGAAATTGAATTTCACTACCTTTTTACAGCTTTGCTTTCTCTGCCGCTATCAAATCACGATTATTTTGTAACCAAGTCTTGCCTTCATCCGTTA